TGAGTTTGGCAAAGAATATATTGCTTATGTTGAGGAATTAGGAAAGTACTCATGTTTTGGGAAAGGAAAGACACCTCAAGATGCTATCAGTAGTTTTTTGAAAGAAAAGGATGACTTTATCGAATTTCTTTACAATAAAGGAAAACCAATTCCAGAACCGGTGCTCAAAGCGGATTTGGCTTGTCGAAGATGTAATGCGATGCAGTCGAAAAAATCAAACAAATCAAAGTCAGAGGAGAGTTGAAATTGGGAAAAAATGAGTATGAAATTAGAATTTATGAATATGGAGGGAGTAAATGATCGATGGTGATATTTCAAAGGAAATAAAATCTATAAAACTATCAGGGCAATTTCAGAAATTAATCGGTTCCCCTGTAACAATAAGATTTGGTGAGCCATTGAGCAAAGAAACATTTGATTATTGGATAAAATCAATTTTTGGTTGCATTAATAATCGCTTCGGATTATGGGGCAATCCTATAAGATTAGGCCCCCAAAAAGTTCATGTTTATGGAGTAGATAAGCACCTGTGGAAACCAATTTTTCTTGAATTTACAGATAAACATCTGATTGCTATTGTTCCTAAAGGAGCCTGTGGAAATACTATTCATCGGCTTATTTGTAATATTCAGAGATATATTGACCCAGCAGCAAAAGCATATATCGGAGATATAGAATATAAGATTATGGTTGATCAATCTTCAAAAGGGGTAAAATATGAACCTGAATATTAATGAACTTTGTTTCAATTAAATCTGGTAATAAAGATTTGAAAAAGCATTATGAAAATAGAACCTTACTATGAAAGAGACGGGCAAGTGATTTATAATTCTGATTGCCTTACTTTAATGAAAACATTTCCTGATAAGAGTTTTGATTTGGTACTGACTGACCCTTTATGGAAAATTGATTATGATAGATATTTGGTAGAATTTTTTAGATTATTAAAAGATAATGGTAGTATCGTAATGTTTGTTTTTCCTGATGATATTTGGGCAATACATAAATACCCAAAACAGATTTTGGTATGGGAAGAAGTTTATAGTCCGCAAGGAAGACATACAAAAAAATATCGTAGATTTTTTGATTTTATTGTATGGTGGACGAAATCGGAGAATTATACTTTTAACAATTTAACAAGGTATCAATTGCGAGGAGTTTTTAATGATTATTTTGAAGATTTTGACGAGAAAAAACATCCCTATCAAAAACCACTTTCTTTAATAAAAAAGTTAGTAAAAATACATAGTAACAAAAATGATTTAATTCTTGATCCCTTCCTCGGCTCTGGCACTACACTCGTCGCCGCTAAATACCTTAACAGAAAAGCAGTAGGCATAGAAATCAGCGAGCAGTATTGTAAAATCGCTAAAGATCGATTGGCACAAATCAAATTATTTTAATATGGAAATAAAAGATTTTTTAAACAGGGTAATTTGTGGAGATACCTTAGAGATTCTTCAAAAAATGCCATCAGATTTTGTTGATTGTATTATTACCAGCCCGCCGTATTGGGGATTAAGAGATTACGGGGTTAAGGGACAATTAGGTTTAGAGCCGACTTTAGAAGAATATCTTGAAAAATTATTGAAAATCACCGCCGAATTAAAAAGGGTTCTTAAAAAAATGGGAGTTATGTTCTGGAATCATGGGGATTGTTATGGTTCAAAACCACCAGGAAATTCACCAGAAAATATAAAAGAATGGGCAGAAAAAGGTGATGGGCTAATTGGTAGAAAATTTGAAAGATATGGTTCATTTAAAAAATCACAAAGGATACAACCTAAATGTCTTGCTCTTCAAAATTGGCGGTTAATTTTAAGAATGATTGATGAACAAGGCTGGATATTAAGAAATACGCTGATTTGGTATAAACCCAACGCCATGCCTTCTTGTTTGGATAAAAATACAGAAGTTTATGTTAAATCGGAAAATGGAGTTATTGCATCACATAGTTTAAGTGAAATTGCGGATTGGAATATAGAAAATTTAAAAATTCTTTCTCCAATGGGCTGGAAAAGAATTAAAAATATCTGGAAAGTAAAAAAGAGAGAATATATTAAGTTTCAATTTGGGACAAGCGGAGAAATAATTTGCTCATTAGACCATAAATTTCCTATTAGCCACGACAATAGAAGAAAACGCTATGAAATTAAATTAGCAAAAGATTTAAGAGAAGATAAACATAAATTATTAGATAGGTTATTATTTATTCCTATTAATAAATTTTTAGACGGGAAATATACAGAAATCAATGGAGAAAAATTGGATTATGAACTTGGTAAATTTATTGGTTTAATTGTGGCAGAAGGCGGATTTAATAGTGGAAATACCAATCAAGGAAAAATAACCCTTAATAAAGATGAAAAAGATTTAATGACTTTTTTTGTGGAAGTATTAAATAAAAGATTTAATCAATATAATAAAATTTATTATAAAGACAATTATCAATCAATTCAATTTAGTTCTAAAACAATTAAAGAATTATATCAAAAATTAGTTATCGGCAAATGTATAAATAAATCATTAGATAAAGTTTATTTCCTTAATTCTCCCTTTGAGTTTAGAAGGGGATTATTTGATGGAATAATCGTTGGTGATGGGCATACAGATAAAAGGGGGCGAATTACTTATGGAACGGCATCCAAACAATTAAGAGATGATATTTATTTATTGGCAAGTTCTATTGGCTTATTAGCATCAAAACACGAAAACCATAGAAAAGATAAAAGAACGAATAAAATTTATGATGCTTATTATTTAACAATTCCATTGTCCCTACAAAGGGAAGTTATCAAGGGGGAACAAGTTAAAAATTGTTATTGGAATAGAAATACAAGAAATGTTATTCCTGCGATTTATCAAAATGTTTTTAGTTGTAAAACCTTAAAAATTTATAAAATAGAAGCAATAAAAGAAAAGAAAGAACTTATTGATATTGAAGTTGAAGGTGGATTATTTTTAATAAACGGGGGATTAGTTTCTCATAATTCAGTAAAAGATAGATTTGCTAATAAATACGAACCAGTTTTTATTCTGGTAAAAAATAAAAAGTATTGGTTTGATTTAGATGCGGTGAGAGCGCCATATTTACAGCCTCGCCCAAATATAAAATTTAATTATCGCGTCCAATATGCCGAAAAGAAATCTGTTCAATGCCCGCAGTTTAAGGCAACAAAAGAAGAAATTGAGAAATATAAAAAGGGAAAGATTTTAGTAAAAGACCACAATTTAACAGAAGTAGAGAATTTACACGGATATAGTCCAGAACAAGGTCGTAGAATTCAATTAGGATTAAGGGTTGACCCAGAAGATAATCCAAATTTTACAAATCCTTTAGGCAAAAACCCAGGCGATGTCTGGCAGATAGCTACTCAACCTTGCCCAAGAGAATTTAGAGGAGTTCATTTTGCGACGTTTCCAGAGAAGTTGGTTGAGCCGATGATTTTGGCGGGATGTCCAAAAGATGGAATCGTGCTTGACCCATTTTGCGGATTGGGAACAGTCGGAGTTGTAGCAAAAAAATTAAAGAGAAATTTCATCGGTATAGATATTAAAGAAGAATATTGCGAAATGGCACGGCAGAGAATTAGAAACACGCCAGAACCATTATTCTGAAAAGTATGGATTTGCTTCAAAACAATATTAAAACTGTGGGAAAAAATGAAACAACATAAAAAACGGGGAATAGCGCAGATGAAAACAAAATGGCAAATAATTAAAATCAGCAAAACAATGGCAAGATTATCTTATGTGTTGAATTTAATATTAATTGTATTGTTTTTATCATTGCAACGCGAAATTTCAAGAAACAATGATATGGCAAAATTGCTGGAATTTATTGAGTCTAATACATTTCATCCGCTAATTCTAACTGCTTATAATAGTCATATCAATCAAACCGACCATACACCACGTATTACAGCAAGTGGTCGAAAAACCAGTTATCAAACCATTGCATTATCACGAGATTTTATTCAAAGATATAATTATCCTGATTGCAAAGGGTTGAATTATGGCGATACCGTTACAATTATTATGCGCAAGCAATTTATTGTAGAAGACACGATGAATCAGAGATATACAAATCGTGGTGATATATGGACTGAAAGCAAAAAAGAGGCGTTGAGATTTGGGAAAAATAAAGGATTGTTAGTTATAAATAAAAAAAAGAATAAATAAGGATATTTATGCCAAAAAAACAATGTCCAGTTTGCAAGATTACTTTTAAAACAAAATATTTGATTAAATCAAGTGATGGTAATTATTATTGTCCTAATAGAAAGAAAAAATGTAAAACAATATTGCCAAAGGAGTGGTTTGATAATGAAAGCCAAAAACACAACCCCCCAAAAAATGATATTAACAGTTGAAAATTTAACATTATTTTTGATGTATAATTACGATATGACATCTGCAAATATACCATTATGGTTATTAAAACTTAATCGTGGTATAATAAATGGAGAAGATTTTGAAAATGCTAATGATTTTGATTCATCTGAAAAAATATATGAAATCTTGGAAGATGCTTTGACTTCATTATGGTTACAGTTGATTACTAATAATGAATATGGTGAAATTGTATTGGAATCAAATAGTTATGAGGCGATGCGGTTGTCTTATATAGAAACAGTTGAACAAAGAATGAATATTGTTTATGATATGCTAAATACACCAATGAACAATATATTAATTAAACCTTTTAAGATATTAGCAATAGAAAATATTGATATTGAAATTATTAAAGTTGACCGGACTAAATTACAATCTGAATTGGCAAAAGCAAAAAGAGAAATTGAAAAAAAAGAAAGACAGAAATTAAAAAAACTGGAAATCAATTAGTTTGAAAGAAAAGAAATGATAAATCAAGTTCTTGGTTCTGGAACAACTGCATTAGCCGCCAAACAATTAGGGAGGCGATTTATAGATAATATTCATATTAATTGGACAGAATTTACGGAAAAACGAATATCCAGACAAATGTGTCCGGATTGTGGAAAAATATCTTATTTTGTCAACTTTTACCAAGATTGGTATGGTTGGCATTCTACCTGTATGCGATGTGGTAGGCAATGGAGTGATGGTGAATGGATACCGCTGAATTTCAGTCCTACCGCCAGAAAAAAAAATATTGAAAATGCTCGTAGAACATGGGAAAATTTAAAAAGGAGATGAATAATGAACAAATATCATTATATCTCATTAGAAAGGAAAAGAGAGTTGCGTAAATATAATATGTGTACACGCAAAGTTAAATATAAGACTGAAGAAGATGCTTATATTAAAAATCAGAAATATTATAAATGTCCTTATTGTGGATATTGGCATAGAAGCGGTTCATTGACAAGATTAAATGTTATATTAGAAAGAAGAAAATTAATGTATTCTGAAAAGAGCAGGTAAAATGCTATTAATAATATTCTTTGAACTGAAAGTGCTGCTTTTTGAGAAACCTACAATATCGTGGTTTAAATGTGCAATGCCAGGGCTTAGACGCTTGCGGTTCACCTGGCAAAAATTTTTGATATTAAATTTAAATATTGGAGGTAATAATGAGTTTATCAAAGACAAAAATTTTAAATAAAATAAATATTGAATATGTATCAATTAATAATATTAAACCAAATGAATACAATCCCAAACAGATAACTCAAAAACAATTTGAGGATTTAAAGAAATCAATAACTGAATTTGGGATTGTGGACCCATTAATTGTGAATAAGGCAAAAGGACGAGAGGGAATAATTATAGGAGGGCATCAGCGATATAAAATTTATCAAGAATTGAAAATTGAAGAAATACCAGTTATATATGTGGAGATTAATAATATTCAAAAAGAAAAGGAATTATGTATTCGGTTATCTAAAAATACTGGTGAATGGGATTGGGATTTGTTGGCTAATTTATTCAATGAAAATGATTTAATAAGTTGGGGATTTACTGAAGATGAATTATTTATGTTAAATAATGTAACTGAAAAAGTGCCTGATAATAAAGCTGATGATATTCCTGAAGCGCCTGAAGTTGTAATTACCAGACCTGGTGATATTTGGAAATTAGGACGGCATAAATTATTATGCGGTGATAGTACGAATATTGATGATGTAAAAAATTTGATGGCAGGTGAAAAAGCAGTTTTAGGATTTACTTCTCCGCCTTATTGGGTAGGAAAAGAATATGAAAAAGAAAAAAGTGTTGAAGAGATAAATGAATTTATTAGAAATATTTGTATTTCATATAATATGGCAGTCCGAAAAGATAAAAGTAGAATTGTAATAAATACAAGCACTGGATTTACCACATCATTTGATAAAAAGAATAAAAGGCAAGTATTATTATTAATTGATAAATGGACGAATTATTTTAGTGAATTAGGATGGAATTTAAGACATATTCGGCATTGGCTAAAAGAAGGACAATTAGTTTCCATTTCTCCAAAATCAGATATAATTGACCAACATTGCGAATTTTTTGGTACTTATGAAAATGATGAGGGTGAAGATATGGTATTTGATGATGTTTTGAATGAAGATGATATAAACATATTGGAAACATTTTACAATCGCGAAGGGGAAAATCGCGGTCAAATAAAAACAGGTAAAAAATGGGCATTAAGGTCATATTGGGCAGACATTAAAGGTAATGCTAATCAGGAAAAGCATTGTGCGAGTTTCCCTGTTGAAATAGTATTGAGACATATTCTATTATATACGAAACGCAATGAAATTGTGTTGGATTTATTTGGTGGTGCAGGGACTACAATAATAGCAGCGGAAATATCTAATAGAATTGCTTATGTATGTGAAATATCGCCTAATTATTGCGATATTGCCTTAGAAAGGTGGGCATTATATACTGGGAAAGAACCTGTTAGAGAAGATGGGAGAAAATGGAGCGAATTGAAGGATGAATTGGGTAATCAAAATTAAAATTCTTGTAAATATAGGCGTTAATAATTAAAATAAAAAAAGAAGATTTTATGGGAAAACGAGGCAGAAAAAGCAAAGATACTCCAGAATTGAGGAAAATAATTGAAAAGGCGCTAATTGAAACAAGGTCGCATAAAACTGCTTATCAATCTGCGAAGATAAGTCCGCAAACTTACTTTAGATGGATAAGGGATAATCGTGATTTTAGTGAATTTATTACGCGGGCAATGGAAAAATTTGATAAACTTGATGTCCGTAATAGATTAGATTTAAAAGAAAAGGCAATAGATAGTTTAGAGCAATTATTAACCCCACGTGAAATAATAAGTCAGAGGAGTTATATATATACTACAAGAGATGCAAATGGTAATATAATTGGGACGAAAGAACGTAAAGAGATAAGGAAAGTAGTTCGAGATCCTAACTTTTACGCGATTGAAAAAGTGTTAGGCAAACGAGAGCTTGAATATTTAATATTAAATAAAGCATTATTAGAGGGTAAAGAACAGAGGGATGCGCCATTATTTCAGCAAATATTTGGTAAATATGGTAGTGCGTTAAAAGAAGAAAATTGGGGAGATAATATATTTAGTGAATCAATAGATTTATTAAGGATTAGATATTTGCAGGCGGAGACACAACGTCAATTTGAGAATGGATTAATTTCTTTTGATGAATATAATAGGATGGTTACTGAACAATCGAAAGCCTATGTATTTATTAAAGATAATCTCGAAAGCAGAGCAACGAATTTGATTAAGGGTTATACTCCGGAAGAAATAATAATGCAAATAAAAAGGTTTGTTTTTATGGTAATTAAAACGATAGAAGAGGTTGTAAACGATGTCAACGTTGATAGAAAAGATATACCTTCAGAATTGGCAAGAAAAATCAAAGCAAACTCAGAATTATCCTCTAAATATTAATTTTGAAGAGGATATTGATAATAAAAAGGGGTTATGGTGGATTAAACCAGTAGATATTATTACATTTTCAAAGGATTATCAAAAAACAGTTAATTTTTCGGAAGCACAGTGGAGAGTAGCAAAAGCCATTTTCCCGAAATTGCCAGAAAAATATGGAGAGCCATTTTTTGGAGTTAAAGAAGTATTTATGAAAATAGGGCAAGGTGGCGGTAAAAATACATTAACAGTAATGTTGCTTAATTATGCTATATATTTGTGGTGTTGCATGGATGACCCGCATCGTTATTTTGGATTGAATCGGCAAGAGAATTTTGATATTTTGGTATATTCGCAGGTAAGTGAGCGTCAGGCGAGGAATGTATTTTTCAATAATTTAGGATTGGCAATGCAGAATACAATTGACCCTATAGCAAATGAAAATTGGTATGCAAAGCATATAGGTATGCGGTTACAGGAATATGGTCATAAAGATATAAAAGAAAAGGAAATGACGATATTTCATAGAGATAAATCAAGAGGGCATATCAGGATATTTTGCCTTGATACAACCGCTAAGAGTGTTGAAGGATATACAATTTGGATAAGGATAACAGACGAACCATCACGGGCGAATACTCCGGCTAAATATGCGGTAGCCAAACATCAATATCAAACTGCAAATGGAAATCAGGAAACAAGATTTGTTGAAGGATTTAGATTGGGAATTATGTTCGCTTACCCGGAACAAGAGACAAATGATTTATTAGTTGAATTATATAATGTATATTCAAAGCGGAATAAAGAAAATGATATTGAAATAAATAATGGTGTATTGACAGCCTGGTATTATTCTTATATTTTTAATTCTAAATTAACAGAGGAGGATTATATTAAAGCATTAAATAAACCAGGTGCTGATAGAATTGATATAGACCGACGATGGAAGGCAATAGTGCCGCCAAATAAGTATGGATTTTTTATGCCATATATAAATAAAATCAATGAATGTGCCAATCCTAATATTGTGAATCCTGTTAAATATCGGACTACAATAACAGAACGAGCAACCAGAGTAAATGGGAAAGAGGAAATTGTTAGATTTACGGCAATTGAGTTATTGAGCATTATACGTGATAATAGGCGCAGATATTGGGGGATGGATACAAGTGAAACTGGTGATAGTTTTATTATAGTTAGTGGATATCCGGATGTATTGAATCATGAAATATCTAATTTAAGTATAGAGCATTATAATAAAGAAGGCAATTTGGTGACTGAAGAAATTGCTTTTAATTGTAAGCCAATAATTGATATTATCATTAAATATGAACCAAGTAAAGAATATCCTGTGGATTATACTAATGTAGAAAATATTTTGGTTCGATTATTAGGTGATGAATTTAAAGAATCGAAAGGAATTAGGTCTGATAAATATCAATCAGAGAGTTTACGGCAAAAAATGTTAGATATTGGAATCAGAGGAGCAGAGGCGATGTTTTTCAGTAATCCTGTGCAGGTTAGGATGGGAAAAATTGTTAGACATTTAATTTGGAATAATGCAATTGAATATCCTGATGATCCGGATTTAATAAGGGAAATGCAGAAATTATTATTGATAAATAATAATAAAATTGACCATCCGGAAGGTGAAAGCAAGGATATTTATGATGCATTGGTTAATTGTGTATGTCAAATAATAGAATCGGGAATTAATATGCAAGCGTTGGATATAGAAGGAATACAAGTAGAAGGGAAGGATGAGAATAAAGAAGAAAAACAAAAACTTGAGTACTATAAAATTGGTTTAAAAAGATTCCAGGAAAAATATAATAGAATGTATGAGGATGCGAGGGAATTTTGTCGATTTATGCATGAAATAGGATATAAATTTGATGAATATGATGTAGAATTGTGTGAAATTGAGCTGAGCTATAATAACGACCAAATAAGACAAAGTATCCCAAATATAGAAGATTATCACAAGGATAGGGATTTAGATTTAGGATTTTAGAAGATTTGACAAAAATAAAATACGAATGTATATTATAACGAGAGATCTTTGAAAATCGAAAAAATCAAAGGGTCGGAAACGGCTGCCGACTCAAAAGAAGCAGCCGGAAAAAAAGGAGGATATATGGAACCGAGAAAGGTATCGAAGCAATGGCTGGAGGCGTATTTCGGTCTCAATCTCCGTGACCTGAAGGGAGGCTACTTCCTTCAGACTGACGGAGGAAGGGCTACGTGGGATTATGAACGCCCGAAAGAGAAGAGGGTGTTCTTAATTCATCAGGATGCATCGAAGACCTACTGGTGGTGTCCGCCAAGAAAATTGGCGTATTTCAGCCGATGGATGAACAAATACGAAGTCGTATTCGAAGAAGAAAGCCAAAAAAAAGGAGATAATATGGACGACGAATTAGTCGAGGAAAGCGAAAACGAGAAAAGACCGACCTACGGGAATTGTAAGGCCGGAGACATTCTTGAAGACGAGGATGTCTTCCAAGAATGCTACCATTGTGGAAAAATTGTGAAATCCTATGTGGTAGCAACAGAAAAAGATGATAATATAGGAACCACAAAGCCATTCACATGTCCCTATTGTGGGATGAGATTGTGAGTGTTTTAATCCTTGGTTTGGTGGATTTAGGGTAGGCGCTTGAAATATTTGTCAAAAAATACTTGATTTATATGTCAAAATATATTTAATTTGAAAATGTGAGTAGTGTTACTAAATATAAATCAAAAGATTATTTTCCTGTAACATATAAATTATTAATTAAACGCTTAACTGCACTTTTTAATATCCTGAAATTGAATATTTCGGATTTTTCAAAGCGAATTGATACGGCAGTACATTATATTCACAAAATATCAGGAGATAAAAAATGGATGAAGTTTTAGAAGATATTCAAAATGATATAAAAATGGCATTTATAGAACAAGCAAAGAATATGATAAAAAGTGCAAAACGTGAAGGTATTCTTGACGAAATAAATGAAATGCTAAAAAATCCTGAAATGCGCAAGTCTTATGATGAATTTATTGCCAAATCAATGGCTGATGATAGAATGGTTATTAATCAGTTACTTTCGATAATGTTTGATGTAGATATTAGCAGAAATACAATTGATAATTATGATTTTCCGCCTGAAATGGCTAATTATCAATTATTGAGGCGTGGTGGGCGTTCATTACCGGCACAGTTAATTAAATCATACCGATATAATCAAATAATTGAATTTGCAAAAATATCTGATGGCAAGAATCCTGGTTTTAATATTACTTATTTAGATAAGCAAAAGAAATTAACCCTAAAAGAGAAAAAAATATGTGAAGAAGTTGAAAATTATATTGCACGTAATTTCTTTTTTGTACCAAATAATGAAACTCCATCAATGAGTTCGTTTTTATTTTATGCTTATAATGATATATTTGACCTTGATAAAATAGCAATAGAAGTTATACGGGAGAATGCCAGTTTTAATAAGAAATACAATTATCGTGGTAAGCCTGTAGGTCTTTGTATTGTAGATGCTGGGATTGTATATCCAATTATACCAAAAGTTGAGAATTATGATAGATACACTAATTATCTTGATTTTTTTCAACCTGTGAAACAACGTATCAAGCAGGAAAAGTTATTAGATAAAAAAACATATTATCAAGATGAATATCGTTATGGAATGGTAGATAAGCAATTTAGGTTAGTGGCTTTATATACGCCGGAACGGATGATTTTCAATTATTTTTATGGTACAACTGATGTTGACCAGCAATTTAAGGGATTTAGTGTAGTAGAGCGGGCATTAAATATAATGCGCTATATTATAGATTCAATTACCTATAATGTAACGCGAAGGTCTGCTAACACAATGCCTAAAGGTATGATTGCTATTATCGGTGCCACTGAGGACGGCTTCTCAAAGCAAGAAATGGCACTATTTAGAAAATTAATTTGGGGTATATCAGCTGGTCAGAATGATAAGTGGAAATATCCTGTTATCGGTGTACCGAAGGGTGTTGACCCTAAATTTATCCGCTTTCACGAAAGTTCAAAGGAAATGGAAGATTTTCTATGGATGTCAACATTATTTTCTTGGATGTGTACATTTGAGGGGCTATCACCCGAAGATGTTAACATGTCAAGCAATAAAAATTCAGTGGGCAAGCAACGATTATTTGATAAACGTGAAGAAGAAGGCGCAGTAATGCGGTCACAGGATCCTGGATTAAGGCGTTTTCTAAATAATATAGCTGATACGTTAAATAATTCAGGATTATTTGAAGAATTAACTGGGATAGAGGGTGTGGGTATAATATGGAGTGGATTAGATGTAGAAGACCAACTCAAAAAATTAGATATTGATAAAAAGCGTTTAGAAACAACATGTAGCATTAATGATTTATTAATCGAGGCAGATAAAGAAAAGCATGAATTAAAAATTGGGGATATAAATATATATGATTTACCAGGGATAAGTAATCCGCAATTATTGCAATTAATTAACAATGCACTAATGATGCAACAACAGGCACAGGAGGGTGGTGAAGAAAAGAATTACCCGGGTGGATTTGGTCAAGGTGAAGAAAGTGAAGAAGAATATTCTGAGTATCCTAATTGGGAAGAAGAAGAGGAAGAAGGTGAAAAAGAGGAAGAAGGTGAAAAAAATGAAGAAAGCAATAAAATGAAGAAACCAGTAAGAAAGAGTATAAGAAAGAAAAGATTAAGAAAATCAATTGGTGGTAAAGATATTATTTTAACAGTGGAGTATTAATGAAAAAATCATTTGCAAAAGTAGGGAGATTGCCTAAGGGGCAAATGAATAAAGTAGAAGCGAAATATGCTTTGATTTTAGAAACCTTAAAGCGCAATGGTAATATACTTGAATATTATTACGAACCATTAAAATTTAGATTGGGTGATAATTGCTATTATACTCCTGATTTTATGATAATTGATAGTAATGGGATAATAAGTTTTGAAGAAATCAAAGGTGGTTACATAACAGATGATTCAATAATAAAATGGAAAATGGTAGTAGAAAAATATCCATATTTTAATTTCAGGATGATACAATATAATGTTAAAAATGGATATCAAATAATAAGGAATAATGATAATTAAAATGCCAAAAATCAAGATAAAATTTCCTAAATATCTATTGAAAGCAACTGATTTAGAGAAAGTAATCATTATAGAGAGTTTAATTGAGGCATTTCAATTAAAAAAGGCAAAACATATACATAAAATCAAGCCTGGGGATGGTGAAAATAAGATTATTGCAGAATTAGAAAATAAATTTTATGGTCAATTATGGAAACGCAAAGAGTTAAATAATAAAATATTGAAATATATTAAAGATAATAGATTACTTGAAAAGGAATTAAATCCAAAGGATAGAGAGAAATTCCGTAAATTTTTGGCTAAAATATTCCAATTACCCATTGAAAGAATAAATGAATTAGTTTTAAAATCATTTCTAATAGGTGCATTAACACAATTAGGTGAAAAAGAAGTTACAATCAATTTAGCGGCATTGCCGGCAACTATTAGAGATGCAATAAAACAGGGAAAAATAACCTGGGAACAGGCAAGATTTATTCAAATGGCACAGATAAGGGCTGCTGAATACATTAGTGGTATAGGTGAAAGTACGCAGAGTCGAATTAAGCAAATGTTAATTGAAAATATAATTAATGGTATAGGGACTAAAGGCTTTGCACAGAAATTATTTGAAGAATTTGATGATAATAGTTTGCTTAATCGAGATATGGAGCGTATAGCAATTACAGAAATAAATGCTTGCGCCAATGCAGGATTTATTAGTGGCATCCGGTCTGGTGAATATGTAGTTGGAGTATCGCATAAAGATGCTTGCAAGTGGTGTTTAGATAATATTCATGGTAAAATTCTGAAAGTAATTGATAATCCACCCCCAAATTATGCTGATTTAGAGCCAGGAAGCAAAAAATATCAAGATATTGCAAAGATATGGGATACATGTATATGGGCTACCAAAACAAATTGGGGACGTTCAACGGCAAAGAATGTTAGAATTAATGGGGAAATCCGTAAACGTAAACATCATGAATTAGCAAGTCCGGGAGTTTTATGTCATCCTAATGGGCGTTGTCGCTGGGTCAAGTTTATGCCTGATTATATGTATATTAAAGATGGTGAAATAAAATATGTAAGTAATGACAAAGAGGATGCTGAAAGAAAAGCATGGTTAAGTGAACATCCTGAAATTAAAGGAGAATAAGATGGATTATATGCTTAAACAACTTGACCCTCTAAAAATCAATATAATTGAAATGCCGAATATTGATATGGAAACAATGAAACATATAATGTTTAAAATAGCGCAAATTGAACCAGATGCAGCAAAAAATACTATATTACTTTCGGGAGTACTTAATATAAAAGAATTTACAAGAGAAGAATTAATAAAATTGAAAGACGAAATAAATAATATTCTTGAAATGAAGGATAAAAATAATAATAAAGAAATTGAAAGGAGATAGTTATGTATTATGTAGCAAACAAAAAAGGTGAATTAGTTAAAGCAATTGAACGTCGTGAAGACGTTTCAGATGCTGATAAGAAAAGGGCATTGAAAGAGTATGGTGATGTGACTTATGCTGATGAGAAAAATAAAAAATATCCTCTGGATACAATAGAACATATACAAGCAGCAGCAAGATATTGGGGTATGTCTAAAAACAGAGCAAAATATAGTCCAGAAGAGCAAAAAATTATCAGTAAGCGTATAGCAGCTGCTAAAAAGAAACATGGCATCGGTGAGATTAAAAAGAGCAGACTTGTAATGTTAGGTGATGGGACAATTATAAGAAAATCAATAGTTAGTGCTCATAAGAGAGCGACAAAAACAGGAAAGATAGTGCCGGTAAAGCAATATATTAATAAGAAAACAAAAAAAGTTAAGCCAGAAGTTAAACCAGCAGGGATACCGAAAGAATTAGAACCATTAGCAGAAGAAGCGAGGAAGTATAAGAGTGCGAAGGAGTTTGTAGATAATTTTAGAATGGAAGATTATCAAGGCGAGATAACACCAGAAGTATGGTTATTACATCAGTCAACTTTTCATAGACCAAACGAAAAAATATACGAACTTTCAACTGGTTGGGCACAAAATTGGGTTATTAGTCAATTAGAAAAGGCGGGATTTAAGAAGCCTGAATTAAAAACAACATACAAGGAAATAAAAGATTTTCTAAAACAAAAAATAAATGCTTCTTCTCTAACTGACTTCTACAACCAAGTAGTTAAAGGAACAAGAGTAGAAGTTAAACCAGAAGTTAAGCCAGAAAAAGCTAAAATTCCAATAGGGACTAAATTAGAACATATTAAGGGAGGAAGTGCTAAAATTGTATCTAATCCGGAAAAGGGATTATACCAAGCAGAAATAATTACAAGAGACGGAGAATATATAGGGAGGCAATGGCTTTCTCAAAAAGAAATAAATAAATACTTTAAAATCCCAGAAACTAAAATACCAAATAATAAAAAGAATAAAAAAATGAATAAATCTCTTGAATTTGAATTAACGGGCGAACAAATAAAATCAGGGATATTATCAAAAATACCGGAATTAAAAACTAAATTAACGGCATTACGCGAAAAATCAGGAGTTAATCAATCTTCTAAAACAGATGAATTTTCTGATGTTGCCGATGTTGCCGTTGATGTTGCCGAAATTCCCATTGCAGAAAAAATTCCTAATATTAAATATGAAATCGAGAGATTAGAGCAACAAATTAAAGAGTTAGAGCGGATTGTTAGAAATATTGATCCTAAAAAGAAATTCAAATTATATTCTTATGAATTGGAAAGATACAATTTATAATATAGGTTAATAAAAATGGCTGGTTCTATTATTAGTAATAATGATGATGATTATGATAATTATGAAATAGAAGAAGAAGATTTTACGCATATTGGGGAAGATGAATTAGATATAAATTTATTGGATAAAGATATAATAGATTTAAAAAATCTTGATTCTGAAATTGAAGAATATATAATACATGAAAAACCTTCTCGTAAAAAAAGAATAAGGCAAAAAATTCTCGATGGAATAAGAACTATTGATTGTAAAGAATTTATTGATAATCCAGTGCTTGAAGAATTTGAACATGGCGAGTGGAAAGATGAAATTAAACCTATTATAATTAAAACAGATAAAGAGTAAGATATGTTTGAGATTAACAACGATTTATCTTTTATCGGGTATAATTATATTTACAAAAACAATAAACCTGTTTTTAATTATCGTTATATAAAAAGATTAATATTTGCTATTATTTTGACAATATTAGTAGGGATTTATTGTAAACATGTATTTATTCTGTCTTATATTTTATTGACAATTCTAAATTTTATTAATGGTTGTAAGCCATGGTTTTATAAGTTTGAGATTAATTATCGGCAACCTAATTGGATTAATTATTTGCGCATGAAATTATTATATGGTCGCAAAATGAGCATGCAATATCTATTTATTTGGGATTTAGCGGGGGCAGTTATTGGCAGTGTTATCATTTTAATAATAAAAGCATTAGTATAACAGGAATTGGGAATGAAATTATTAATAAAAGCAAAAACAAAAGTAATGCACCCAGGAATTAGAGGTGGGAAATATTGGTATGATAAAAAGGGTGAAATACATTACGGCGAGAAACCTGAAAAGGAAGTCAAAAATATTGAACTAAAGCCTGCTATTAATAGACATCCAATTTCAGTAGAGGAATATAAAAAGCATAGCATTCCAGCGAATGCAAAGTTAGCATATTATTATGAAAATCATCCTAAATATACTCATGAATGGAGAGATAATCGAGGGAGATTACAAAGAAGGTATAGACCTGAATTTGTAGCACAAAAACAAAAAGATAAATATGAACGAATTAATCGGGCAATTAATCGAATTCCTGAATTACGAGAACAAGTTAATAATGATTTGAATGGCAAAGATCCAATGAAAAAATATACGGCATTGGCAGTTAAAATTATTGATATAACAGGAGCGCGAGTTGGTAATGAAAAATATCTTGAAAGCAATGAAACTCATGGGATAACAACACTTGAGAAAAATCATTTATTTTTTAAAGGTGATACTGCAATATTGGATTATATAGGGAAAAAGAAGGTTCATCAATATCATGAAATAACTGAACCTGATGTAGTTGAGGCTTTACGTGAATTGAAACAGATGCCAGGTCAACGTTTATTTCAAATTAATGAACAAAATAATATATCTTCAGATGATGTTAATAAATATTTGAAAAATTATGGTTTAACTGCTAAGGATTTGAGAACCTTTAAGGCGAATGCTGAATTTACGAAAGAAATAATGACCGCAGGAGTTGCTAATGAAGAAAAAATACGTAAAAAAGTAGTAGCAAAAGCATTAAAAACAGTGGCGTCTAAACTTGGTAATACGCCAAATGTATGTTTGACAAATTATATATCTCATGATTTACTTGAAAATTATCTCCGAGGTAATATTTCAGTCAAATTTGCATTAAATAAAGCTTATGATATTAAAGATTATGATGAATTATTTGATGATTATGAAAAGGAATTTATTGAAATATGGAGTCAATTGACAAAAGAGGATGGTAATGGCAATAGATTAAGTAATAAAAAATCGAATGATGATAAATCGGGATTAGAAAAATCACATGTTAAAGGACATACAAGAGCAACAAAAATAGGTAAAATAGTTTATGTAAAACCTTATGAAAATAAAGTTGTAAAAAAACCTGAAGAAGTTAATCTAACAGCAGGTGCAGTAATAAATATACCATTAGATAATATTGAAAGAGATGAAAGTCAACCTCGTGAAAAATTTGATTATCAATCATTAATCGAACTTGGAGATAGTATTAAAAAGATTGGATTAATGCAACCAATTGGGGTGACACCGGCGGATAAAAATGGGAAACATAAGATAATATTTGGTGAAAGGCGGTGGAGGGCATCTAAATTAGCCGGATTAACTGAAATACCAGCGCGTATATATGATATAAAAGATAAGAAGGAATTATATGCTATTCAAGTAGCAGAAAATCTTGCACGCAAGGATATGAATCCAATTGAAGAGGCTAATGCTTACAAGAAACTTTATGATGTAGGCATGAGTTATGATGAAATAGGCAAGCGAGTAGGGGTATCGCCTTTATCAGTTCAAAGAAAATTAACACTTACAACTCTTATCCCGGATATTCAGAATCTTGTTAAAAATGGAGATTTAACTGAAACTAATGGCATATTGATAGGTATGGCGGGATTGAAACCACAATATCAAATAGAAGTCTTAAAAAAAATAATGACGGCATCAGATAAATTAAGCCGTGAAGAATTAGATGGAATAGTAGGGCGTTTTCAGCAAGCACAAAATCAAGCATCATTATTTTCTTTGGAAAGTAGTGATGTAATAACTTCTATAGGACAAATTAATAAACAAAGAGTAGAAGCATTAAATAAACAAATTGCTCAATTATTAGGGAAAGTAGTTAAAGCAGCAGAAAAAATTATTAACAATAAAAACTATAAATTAGCGCCGGCAGTTTTAAAAGAACAGGGCAAACTCGCCAGGACAAAAGAGGAATTAAAATTATTGCAAACATACTTAAATGCAATTTTACGGGAAATTGAAACAGCAGATGCGTTCTTTCACAGTGGCGGTACAATAAGTCAATATTTGGCAAAACAAAATGTTAAGAAGCAAAAGCATAAAAAACATAAAAGGATGAAAAAAGCAATACGATATATCATAAAATCATTGGTCCGCGCTCATAAGAGAGCGACCAAAACTGGTAAAATTGTACCGGTTAAGCAATATATTAATAAGAAGACTAAAAAGCGAGAGACTTTATTACAAAAACCAAAACCTAAATTTAAATTTCCTAATGGTGGGTATTTTTATGATATATCTCCTCAACAATTGAGGAATTTATCTGCTGAACAATTCAGAGAGAATGATATAATCAGAGTCTCCAAATATTTAATTCATATTAAATATGGGGAATATGATACCCCCGCCTTAAAAACTTATATTACTGACCATAATTTCAAAATATTAGATTGTAGCCCCGGATATGGTACGCCATATTATATAGATGAGTTCAAAAATAAGAAAATTATCGGTAAAAGATTTGTCAAAAGTATTTTTATATTTAAAGGAATAAATTATCCTATAGGTCATATTTCAATATATAAAGATGGTTCGGTATGGAAAAAAGTAAAAAATAGTGGTAAGCCTGAGGATTGGAAGGAATTAAAAGGGGCTGAAAAATTAAGAGCATTAAAGCAAGCGCATATTAAAAAGCAGGGCAAAACAATTCGGACCGTTAGAGAAGAAGATAGAAAGATTGTACAAACTGAAAAAGTATCACGATATAATAGAACAACTTCAGAAAAAAATAAAGAACATAAAGATGTTGGAATAAAGATTGGAGGGGCTAAGAAGGATATTTGGGCGGCAAAATTGCGAGCCGGGAAATTATTAACTTTGGCTGATATTAACCAAATTAAAAAAGATAATGTATTATATGATAAATTAATAAGAAAAGAAAATATACTTGTAAAGCCTAATATTGAGGTATTAAAATCAAGAGGCGTTACACCAGGATGTGCTTATTTATTAAATTGGTTATATTCAATTATTGCAAGAATACCAGACCAAGAATATAAGAATTATTATCCCAAGGCAATAGATAGAATCAATCAAATGACAAGTAATTTGAGAACGGTAGAAGATTTTAAAACATTTATGAAGACATTGAAAGATAATATATCATTAGATAATAATATTTGGAATTTTAGTTTTAAAATAAATGAATATTTTGAAGATAAGGATGAAAATAAGGATTTTGTAGAAAGAAAAATATTAGAATCATTAGGACGAAAATTTTTTGAAAATTTATTTTCATGTAATAGGCTATTAGAAAGATTAAAGAATAAACATAGGAGCGTATATTCTTATAAATTAAGTCATAATTACAATAATGCTTATAGATTAGCGGCAGATTATCAGACGGAAAATGATTGGTCATGGGTTGAAGAACAAGATAAAAGTAAGAAAAAAGAAAATATTGATTTTAGTGATAATAGGATTAAAGATTATATAAAAATTATTGAAAAGAATAAACAATTACATGATATTGCATATTGGACGGCTGTTAATTCTCCAAATGCAAAAGGTTGGGAATTTAGTAAAATACCGATTAAAATATATATAGATAAAAATACAGAGAAAGAAAGAGAGAATTTAATAAAATATGCTAAAGAATTAAATGATAAATATCAAAATAAGGGCATAAATTTATATTATAGATGTAATGTTAATCCTTATAATATTGATTTTACTTACCCCAATGAATTCAATTATAGATGGGACCGATTAAAAGAAATATTAACAACATCAGAATATAATAATTTAAAGCAAAAATATGATAAAGGTGTAGAAAAAGTAACTAAGTTAAGAAATAATATACCCCAGAAAACATTAAAAGAAAGAAGTTTTATTCATCCTAAGTGGGATTACAAAACTCGTGAATATTTTAAGAAAGAATATGGTTATGATGAATCTGATATAAATCCTAATAATATATTTAAGAAATATGGTATATCTGATCCTGAAATATTTACAAAAGCAGCATATAAGTGGAGAATAGACAATATACCAAATGAAAATATTCCAGAAGAAATGAAACGTAAAGGACCGGCAACATTAGGTGGTGATGAGAAAACTTTATTAAAACGATTTGGATTACGGGGTATAGAATATGGTAATTATGTAGATGATGAGAGTCGGGAATATCATAGTAATCAGTGTAATATGGCATTTGCGGATTTGTCGAGGATATTAAAAATATCGGGGAAAGATATATCTTTTAATGGTAGATTAGCAATAGGATTTGGGACAAGGGGAGCTGGTAAAGCAACGGCAACTTATCATCCTGATAGAAAAATTATTAATATTACCAAGAATCGAGGTGGTGGTTCATTAGCTCATGAGTGGATGCATTTTATTGATAATATTATTGGAGAACAAATAACCCAAAAAAATTATGAATTTGCAAGTAATCAAAAACAATTATTCGATAGAATTATTCAAATTGATGAATTTTTTAAAAATACTAATACTAATGAAGATACTATTACCAATCCAAATCTTAAAATTAATCCATTACATAGAGCACTAAAAAATGTAATGGATAGTATAAAGTATAAAATTGATGAAGAAGAATATGAAATATATCATGGTTCTGAAGCATCGTCAATTACAAAATGGCCGGGTATTGATAAATATATAGAATTAAGTAATTATAACGCATCAGAGGCATATAAAATGATTGCGGCGCATTATCGAGATATAAAAGATTATGATAAAGAGCATAGAGCTCAATTATGTAATTATTTGGCTATGAAATGTAATGAACCTTGTCATATTAGATTAACTGAAAACCAAAGAAAGACATATAGCGAATATTACCAGCGGTCGAGTAGAAATGGTGAATATTGGGTAAGAGATAATGAAATGTTAGCAAGGGCTTTTGAGGCTTATATCTATGATAAATTAAAAAGGAGGGGTGATTTCAATAATTATTTAGTTAGAACAATTGAACCTAAATATTATCATCCTTATTTCTATCCTTATCCTGATGGAGATGAGAGAAAGGCTATTAATAATGCTTTTGATGAATTATTTGCTTTAATACGTAGTAATGATGAATTAAAAAAATCTATTTTTGAAAGGAAAATATAAATGAACAGAGTCCGTTTTATTATTAAATCTACTAAAGGATATATTAAGCCTGGTCACAAATATATTCGTAGGATAGGAACAGCTGGGAATTACAAATATGAATATGAGGATATAAATGTAAAAGAAAATATACCTAAAAAAACTAAGGATATGATATTAGAGGAAGATATAGTAAAACAAGGGGGTGAACCTGATATTTTAGTAGATAGATATGATGATGAAAGATATCGAATATTGTTCGATTTTAATTGGAATGATCCTAATTGGCATAAATTAAAAAATACGGTTAAGGAAGCTGGTGCAAAATATGATGGTATTGGTAAGCAATGGTTAGTAACAGATAAAGTATTAGATAAATTATTCGATACTATTGATAATATTGCTATTTCAGAAGAAGCAAAAAATATGATTGATAAAAGACGAGAGCGTATTGAGCAAATTAAAAAACAACAACAATTAGAAAATGAGAAAAAACTAAAAGCGGCACAGGAATCTGACAATGAGTATCAAAATAGATTAAATGAAAAAGCAGTTAATAATGAATTAACCTATAGGAAAAATTATAAATTAAGTACAGATGATGGGAAAAAGCATTCTAAATTATTGTGGATTGATGATAAGGGGGTAGCGCATTTTTCAAAACCTCCTAAAGATGCAAAAATGATGGATAATCCTTGGAGAAGTAATTATTATACAGAGGCGAAAATAATGGCTTTGGATGAGGATTATGAACCACAAAATTGGACATTAAATAGAATTACACGCGAAGCGAAAAAAATATTATCAATGGAAAAAGTTACCGACATTAATCAAGAGATAGATGTTAAAATATTAGTTAAACGACCTGAAGAAATTACTGATGAAGATTGTCTCCAAATATTGGCTTATGCAAAAAAGGCTGGAATGATAAAAGAAGTAGAAAGAGGAGAAAATAAAGGTAAACTTGTTATAGTCAAAAATAAATCAAATTATTGGGATTCTGTTTCTGATGTAGATAAAAAAATAAGAATTATTATGAATAAAATAATAGGAACTTCAACTAATAATTATGTTAATAATTATGTAATGCCGGATAAATTCCCGTTATATTGGTTTAAGCAAGGTAATGCTGATTTTGATGAAATGCGAGAATATTATAAGGAAAATGCAGATATAAATAATTTAATTGATTCATATAAAGATACTGAACATATTTACGCTATTAAATTAATACAAATGATAAAGGATTACAATAAAGGGCAAGCCAATACTGCAATGAAAAAATTATTTAGTGAGAGGACGATAGGTGATAAAACAATTCAAGAGGAAATAAAAGAGGCAAAAAAATCAGGTACTGAGATTGATAAATTTAAAGCAAAAGTATTATCAGAATTTGATAATCCAAATCCAATACCAATTCCTAAGATAAAAGAAGGGGTTAATTTATGGTCGCATCAGAATAGATTTTTGAATTGGATGTTGGCAGCTAATAAAGGTGTAATAGGAGCTGATACTGGCTTAGGTAAAACACTAATGACATTATCATATATTATGAAGATGCAGGCAGAGGATAAAATAACTGGTGGGATATTATTTTTACCGGGTTCGGTAATGTATAGTTGGGAACCTGAATTGAGGGATAAATTTAAAGGTAAGTTTAACATATTATATATTGATGGAACAGTTAAACAAAAAAAAGAAGCGATTAAGAGATTGAAAAAAGAAAAATTTGATTTAGTTGTATGCTCACATGGTTTAATTAGTACTTCGCCTGAATCTTTACAGCATAAAATATTAAAAGATGTAATGGATTATACAAAAAATTATGCCTTGATTTATGATGAAGCTCATAGAGGATTAATGAATATGAGCAATTTTGCTTATAAAAATTTAAAAGAATTATCAAATCATAAATATAAGTTTCTATTGACAGGAACAGCGGCAAGGAATAAACCTTCTGACGTAAAAAATTTAATAGATTTATTATATCCAGGAGTTTTAGGTAGCACAAAAAGTTTCAATGCAAAATATACACAATTGATTGGTAAGAATAAAACACCAGTTCCAGTCAATATGGAGGCGATGTGGGATGAAGTAAAACCATTTTGTCCAGTGATGTCAAAATATAGTCCTCTTGTAGATGTGAAATTTCCTAAGGCTATATACACAACTGAGACATTGAAAACTGAGCCAGAGCAAGAAGAATATATTGAGGCGGCGCAAGCATCAATGCTTGAATCATTATTAGCGGTAAAAAATCCAGACCATTTAACAAGAGAAGAAAGTAGTCATATATTTGCGGTATTACAAAAGATGAGAGAAACTTTATTTGACCCGCGCATGGTAAATGATAAATATAATGGTTCGTCTGCTTTAATAGATAGAACGATTGATTTAATTAAAGATAAAATGAGTGTATCATTGGTGGACAAAGAACATAAACCAGGTGCTTCAATTATTGTATCAGCATATAAAAAACCATTTCCGCAATATGCAGAAATGTTAAAAGAAAAGTTAGGGTTAAAAGATAGTGAAATCGCATTAATTACTGCTGAAGTGGATAAAAAGAAGAGACCGCAAATAGAAAATGATGTAAATAGTGGAAAGATAAAAGTATTGCTAATGGGTATTGGAGCTGGTGGTGTTGGTATGAATTTTCAAAAGGGTGCTGATAGTATATTTCTATTGGCGGATCCTTGGACTTATGCTGATGTAAAGCAAGCTGCTGATAGAATTGTAAGACCTGGTTCAAAATATGACCATGTATATATTACTGATTTTAAATTTCATGGAAGTAATAAGGCATCAACTGGTATATCGGAGTTTGTAAAAAATAAAATAAAAATAAAGCGGGCAATGCATGAAGCAGCAGACATAGAAGGATTGATGCGACAAATTAAAGAAACCAGTTCATTTGATGATTATTTAAAGGCATTGGGATTAACAAGAGAAGAATATAATAAAATTAAAAAGCAACGAAAAATTAAAAAAAGTATCTATATACGTTATATAATTAGAATGTGAGGATTATATGAAGATAGAAATTAAATCAAAAGATGAATTGGAATTACTATTAGATTATTTTTCAACCCCACCAAATCGTTTATTGCCTAATTATAATGAAATTGAAGAAGAAATGCGAGAGGCATGTAAAGAATTTGGGATAGAAATACCGTATTGGTTGAAAGGAGAATAAAAATGCCTACGGGAGTTATAAAAACTAATAAAGATGAATATCTCTGGGAAAGAGCAAAATACATTGCAAGGAAAGAATATAAAATATCAGAAGATTCAGATAAATTCTGGAAAATTGTAATGGGTATATATAAGAAAATGAAGGGAGGGAAATTAAATAAATCTTTAGATTTACTATTAAAAGGTAAAAAATTGCATTATAGGATTGAATTTCAAGACTTACCTATTAGCATAGAAAATCGCAAAGGTTCAATACGTAGAGGTGAAGATGATAATGGCAAGTGGGAAACAAAAATGAAATATCCTTATGGTTATATTCGAAGGACGGTTGGAAAGGATGGTGAACAATTAGATTGTTTTATTGGACCGAATAAAAATGCAGAATATGTCTATATAATACATATTAAAAATCCTAAAACTGGTAAGTATGATGAAGATAAAGCATTTCTTGGTTTTAGTAGTTTTAAACAAGTATTAAGAGCATTTAAAAAACATTATGATAATTGGGAAGCGTATTATAATGGTTTTGATGTCAGTAATATTGAGGAATTCAAAAAGAAATGGAAGAATAAAGAATTGTCTAAATCACACGTAAAGGCGCATACCAGAAAAACAAAAACGGGGGAAATTATCTATTTAAAAGATTATGAGAATAAAAAAAGTAGCATCAATAACAATAAATCGGTACATTTTATTATTCGCATTAAAGATTTGATTAAATCTTTCAGTAGTGCAATAGCAAATAAATATCCTGGTGGACGTTGGATTACAATAACAGATGCAAGTTCACCGCTACATGGTCGTCATATTTTTATTGTACCGCATAAAGATGGGACGGCAACTGTGGCATGGGCGCCATTTCATTCTGGTTTAACACATAAAGTATTACAACCTAAAAAGGCAGAAAAATTGGCGAGTAAACCTGAGGAAATTAAAAAGGAAACAGAAAAAGAGGGGAAAAAGAAACCAGAATTAAATGAGGAAGAAAGAGAGCAGGCAACAAAAAGAAAGCGTGAATTGGAAGAAGCGCAAAAGAAAGTTTTAGAACAAATGCACAGAAGAATACAGGAAGTTGCTGGTATTCAGACTAAAGTAACAAAAGAGGAAAGAGAACAAATTGAAAAAGAAGTATCGAAAATTGCTGATAAAAAGGAACGTAATATTGAACGCCTAAAAAGAATAAACAAAATTAAAACAGAACGAGATAAGGCAATAGATGAAATAATTAGTGAAGCAAAAAATGCAATTTTAGGTGAAGATATAGAATCAAATATACCGTCGGAAAAAAAGGCAATAAGAGAAGCAATTAGAGAAAATGCTGAAGAGTTTTTATCATATCATTACCAAATCAAGGCATACCAGCGTGAGAAAAATACACTAACCAAATTATTAAGACAAAAAGGAAAATATAAGGGTGGTTCAGATATAGTAGAAATTGCCCCAATGAGTGTTGATGAAATTAGAGAAGTATTGGAAAATGAAAAAGCTATTGAAATGGAGATAGATGACCATTATCGGTTAATTATCAATACGCGAGGTGGTATAGATAAAGATGGGAATGAAATTAAAGGTAAGGGTGCTGGTTCAGAAGTAATAGTTCAAAATATTAATAAAGGTGGTTTTGAAACTATGATAGGTATTGTCGGAGAAGAAACTGGCAATAGTATTATGGATTTAGAGACATATAGAACATTAGGGTCAAATAATGCAGCAGTTTTAATAGATTATTATATTGAAAAGAATTTAGGGAATGAAGCTTACAAAAAACGCATTGAAGCATTGAAAAAATACATTGACGAACAAGGGAATAAGGTCGCCAAAAATGCAATAAATTCTGGTGATGAATTTATGAGGCGTGCTAATAAGGTAAAGCAATTTGGGCATGGCGAGGAAACTTTATTTGGGAATAGAGTTCAGGCTAATGCTACGGCATTACAATATATTCAAAGAGCTTATGAGAGTTATGGACAGGCAGAAGGAGCATTAAACCAGGCGGCTGAATTGCTTTATCAATTTGAAAATAAGAAAAGAAATCTTGAATTTGCAGCAGATAATCGTCAGAAATTATATAATATACGGAAAAAATTACATTTAAATCCATCAGATGTAGATATAACAAAACTTGATGATGGGTACAAGATGGTAATTAGACCATCAGTATTTGAAAAATTGATTAAAGAACGACCAATAATAACAAAAGGGAAAGCTGAACAATTAAGCACTGCTGATATTAAGGTAGGTAGAGCAAATATAAATGATTATTTACCAGAAGGATTAAAACCATATACTCCACCAGATAAAAATGGTGTTTCGCAGAAAGTTATTTTAGCGCCGCATCAACAAGCAGCGGCGCGATTAGTCCAAAAAGAAAAACGAGTTTATCTTAATTTCGAGGCTGGTAGTGGAAAATCTTTGGCTTACCTTGCAAGCATAGCAGCGGTAAGAGAAAGCACTGGTCGAATGCCAAAGACAATTATTTCTATGCCAAAAAAATTAATGCCTAATTTTAGAGATGAAATCCGCAAATTTTCTGATTTTAAAGTAGTAATTGTAGATTCTACCGATAGAAAAGCACGGCAAAGATTATATAATTTACCACCGGATACAATTGTATTAGTTAATAAGGAAAAATTTCTATTTGATAAGGATATGATTGAAAATGCAGGTTTTGATATGATGATAGTTGACGAGGCTCATAAATCAACTCAAAGAGAAGGGCGTAGTGAAAGTGGAATGAGTCAAGGCTTATCAGATTTAGCATCCAAAATTCCTTACTTTATTGCTGGTACAGGAACACCGACTCCGAATGATTTATCAGAGTTATATTTTTATTTGCGAACTATTGATCCAGAGAAGTATAGTAACCAAAAAGCATTCATGGAAAAGTATAAAAATTTACATCGAGGGGCTGGTTTGAAAGAAATGCTAACAGAAATCTTACATAAAGAGATTGATGATAGAGTATATACAGTCAAGAAGGAATTACAGCATAAATTTACTCAGCATATTGATACTGTGCCGCTTTCAGAAGTACAACGTAATCAATATAAGAAAGTAATGGAAGATTATAGGGAAAAGCGGATTGATGTATTGGAGCGTGACCAGAGATTAAATCGGATTTTAAATTCTACAAAATATGAGAATAATAGAAAATTTGATAAGATGGCTGAAATAATTGATAATCATATTAAAAGTAGAGGTGAAGATGAAAAAATAATAATATATGCGCAACAATATAAAACAGTCAATGAAATTGAGCGCTATTTGAAAGACCATTATCCACAATATGAATTTGTAAGGTTTGATGGACAAACTAATCTTGATGATATTGAAAATAATAAAAAAAGATTTAAAACAGATAAAAAGGTTAAATTTGCAATACATACAGATGCCGGTACAGAAGGGCTTAATTTACAATATACTGGAGTAGCAGGTGAAGGTGGAGCGACAACGGCAATTGCTATGGCATCTGGAGCAAGTAGTTATGCTACTATTGACCAATTCTTTTCACGAGCTAATAGAACGGGTGTGCCAAAGGAAATGACAATTAATGGACATTTAGTATTAACCGATACTCCACATGATATTAGGACTGAAACGAGGCTTGAAGATAAGAAAAAGGTAATGAATTTGGTTGACAATGCCAAAAGGATTGATGATTTAGGTATATTTAATAAGTCAAACAAAATTACATTTATTATTTAATTGAGGGAAAATTATGAGTATTACCAAAAAAATAGCAGATAGGCTTAAAAAAGCAGATGAGATGTTAGAAAACACGCTAAAAGAAACAGAAGAATTGATTAAAGAAGCCAAAGATATTCACGATAAGGCAACAGCAGAAATTCAGGAATTGGTGAAAAAGAAAAATCTAAGTGAAATTGATAAACAAAAATATGCTGAATTAATGACAGCAAGGGCTGAAGCAGAACGGGCTTATTATTTACTTATTAATCTTGTAAAATATTATAAGGGTAATAATGAATAGACGAGCCAGAATAATTAATGGTAAATGTAGTAATTGCGGTCATAGTATTATTAGACAATATAAAAAAGACCCAACCAAAGAATATTACGCAATAAATATTGTGCATGATGATAAAACTACATTTGGTATTTGTGAAAAATGTAGAACGGAAATTGAACTGCCATTGCGATTATTTTCTTTCAAATATATAATTAAAAAAGTAAGCGGAGAGGTAGAAGGTCATGATATTATTCCTTAAAGCAGTTAAAAAAAAGCGAGTAATGAGACCAGGAATAAGGGGCGGTAAATACTGGATTGATAGGAAAGGTAATATTAGATATGATATTAAAGGCAATATAAATCCTAAAGGGATTGATATGGCAATAGAAATGTTTAATGCTCATATACCATATTTTACAGTAATAGCAAAAAATGTGGCTAATAAATTTGGGATTAATATATCATATTTAGAAGGACAACCAATAAATGATTTTGCCGATATATTTGCTGCTGGTAGATTAGCAGCGATAAAGGCTTATGATGATTATTTTAAAAGTAGTCCCCAAAATATAAATTTAAAAAAATTTATGTTTAAACGTGTTGCAATGGCAATGAAGGCAATGGCAGCTAAATTGAAATCACAGTTTAATATATCTTATCATTATAGTAGATATTTAAAACCAATAAATGAATATCGGGATAAATATTATGCGCAACATGGAGTATATCCAAATAAAGAAGAAATTGCCGACAATATTACTATAATAGATATGAATTCAGGTAAACCTTGTACAAAACAACAGATATTAGATATTATAGAACGATTAGAAAGTCATGATTATCTGATTACTCAGGCTGAAGATGTAAATATAGATGAATTGCCAACTACATCTGAAGAGGGTAATAAATTAGAACTACCAACAATTGATAGCCTTATGGGTGATATTAATAAATTACATAAGCAAGGCAAAATATCTGATTTAGGTTATGAAATAATTAAAATGTATCTGGGATTTGGCAAATATAAAGAATCAATGAATTTTCGGCAGATAGGTGAAAAATTAAAGATGGACCGCGGTTCGGTATTTTATCAATTCAAAAAAAATACTGAAGTATTAAAGCCATATTTTGAGAAATATAGAGATTTGCTTGAAAAATCAATAGGCAAAGAACGAATCAAAGAATTTATCAAATTAATTTTGGAATTAAACAATAAAAAGGAGGATAATTCAATGCAAAAGTTGAAATATGTCATGAAATCTCACGTTAAAGCGTATACCAAAAGGACGAAAAAGGGTAAAATTGTACCAGTACGGGATTATGAGAACAAGAAACAAAAAAAGGTAGCTGAGCAAAATGCGGAAAAAATACTGTATACTAAGACATCTACTGGACTACCTGTAAAATTAAAGGCATGGGAAGATGAATTACAGGCAACATTATTTCATCCAAAACAAGGTGAAATAATGATTAGAGGGACATGGGGTATAGTAAATGATAAAGAGGGAATAATTGGGTATAGTTATGATTTGAAATCGAATATTTGTTTAACGGTACCAAAGAGCGATTATGATAAAATTTATGCTCATGTTGCTAAATTCAAAGAGGAGAAGGCAAAACAGATAGATAAGGAATACGAAAAACTGATAGAACAATTGCCCAAGAGAATAATTAAAAACACACCAGATGAAAAGAAATTCAAAGAATTGATGGGTAAAATTGATCGCAATTATTTTACTGGTAGGGAAGATGAGGGATTAAATTGGGCAATTAGAGCAAGGAATTCAGATATTCTTAAAGAGGCTCAAAAATATTGTAACCATGAATTAAAAACTGAATATGATAAAGGATTTACCGCAGATGTAAGAAAAAAAGTAGTAAGAACAATATCTTGCGCTAAATGTGGGCTTAATATTAGGGATGAAGTTTCTGAAGGACTTTCTGATGAAGCAATGTGGCGTTAAGATATTAATAACATTGATAAATATTGTAAAAAAATAGTCAAAATATTTAAATTTGACAAAAATAAAATACGAATGTATATTTTATAGTGAGAGTTATTTGACATGGAGAGGGACAAGCTGGGAAGCCCGAAAGAACCAGCAAAAAAAGTTAAAGAAAGGAGTTTGAAATGAACTCAGAATTTAGCGAAATGTTAAAACAAGTCGTAGGGGTAAACGACCTGAGAAAAAAAGAAACCTTGAGATTGATTGAATGCGGAAAAATGATTCTACAAGAAGTGGCGAATGTTGCCTCGAGGGGCATTTCTGGGAAGGCGAAACTGAAAGATGTAGCCCCCTCTGGAGAAAAAATAGGTGAATACATCATTACTGCTGAGCCAGGGTGTGATGAGCAGGGTAAAAAGGTAGGAGTAATAAAAATTAAAAAGATAATTGAATACTCCTATGGAAATGAAGTAGTAGAAGAGAAAGTAATTGCATACTCTTCTAACCCCCCTGCAATATCGAAAAGCCGTATACCGGGTGAAAACTCATACGGCATACCGCAAGACTATCGACTTCGTGCACATATTCACGGGCACGAAAATAATGATTCACTGGAGGAAATTGCGGTAAATTACTATAATGGCGGAAAAGCCATTATAGTACCGGGGAAGTGGTTTTTCAGTTTAAGTCAATACCATCTGATGGAACCGGAAAGTATTCCCAGGTCTCTTTGGATATTAGTTGTTAGGGCAATCCAACCACTAATAGAATCGATGGTTGAAAATGAGAAAAGTAAACTAAAAGAGACGCAAGAAGCATCACTTTTAGCCGAACGCATTGTGAACGCTGGGACAATAATATTTGATATTGATTGAATAATTTTACCCGTCCGGGGCGAACCACTCCGGCTCATCACCGGCGGACGGGCTAAGTTTTTTGAAATTGAGATTGTTTTGTGCTGTCTCGGTCTGTTGCCTTGGCGACAGATGGCAATCAAACGCTATGCAATAATAGCGTGCTCCTCGGAGACAGATTTGTAGCCTTAGTCCCGCCTTGGCGGGCGGGATGAAAATGAGTTTGGGAATTGGCTACACAAACTACAGGGGAGCTATTGCATCGTGCAACACTGACACGGCAATCCCTCCAAACGGGAGAACAAAAAGCAGTGGGGCGGGGATATGCCCAAATAGGTCGAGAAAGGATCCCGGTGTAAAGGGCGATAGGCAGAGGATAAGTATTCGCCTACCTCTTATACTAACAGTCCTCTGGTGTAAAGGGCGATAGAAGGCAGTACTCGGTAATCGCCTACCTATGGCAACAGAGTACTCACCCCCGCAAGTTGCAGCACTTGCGGGGGTTTTTTATTTAATGTAATAATTTTCTTGACAAATTATTCAGGAGTTCGTATATTATAAAAGTAAGGTTTTTTGGCAAGTTAATTTTAGGGTCGAGGCAATAAAATAGAGCCCTCTTAGAATAGCGAAAACTATTTTAAGAGGGTTTTTTATTTTAGGAGAATGAAAAGTAATGAGAGATATGACTGAAGAAGAAAAACAAGAAATTATGGATTATATACCAGATTTTACTTTATTTGGTATGATTGACCTTGAAAAATCCACGTCAAAAGAAAATGAAGAGAAAAGGATTGTATTTGGGGAAATCAGTAGCACTCAGAAAGATGAGCAAAATGAAATTTTGATTCAAAAATCACTTGATTTTTCTTACTTCGATGAAAAAGGTGTAATTAAATATGAGCATTATCCTAAAAATTCACCGGCTAATATAATAGGTTTTCCACATGAAAGAATTACTGATGAGGATAAAACTATTATCAAGGGTGCATTACTTAAAAATCATAAAATGGCAGATGAAACTTGGAGTTTAATTCGAGCAATTGAACAGCATAATCGGGAATTTCCTGAATATCAAAAAACATTAGGATGGAGTCTTGAGGGTAATTATGGTGAAAAACGGCGAATTGGTAATGGATATGTTAAAGGTGCAAAGATATATAATGTTGTGATTACTCCAAATCCAGTGTTAAAATCAACTTATTTAAAAATGATGGAAGAGCATAATACTCCAATATTAAAGAGTTTATGCGCAACGCCTATAGAAACAGAATTAACAAAAAAAACTGGTGGTGATGTTATTACTGAAGATAATATAGATGAAAATGTTAAAGTAACTATTGATGATGGTAATGTTAATACTAAAAAGAAAAAGAAATCAAAGAATAAAAAGGAGGCATACGTTATGAAATCATTTGAAAATTACGATGAGGCTATTGAGTATTTCGTAAAAAAGGGCTATTCTAAAAGTGATGCGAAAAAAATTGCACAAACATTAGAATTAGAACCCGAAGAAGATGAAGACGAAGATGAGGAAAGAGAATTGAAAGGGATTAAAAAATCTCTCAATGATATTAAGGATTGGATTCAGAATTTGGGTAAAAGTACGGCAAAGGATTCTTCTTCATTGGAGAAAGATGAATTAAATGAAGATGAAGATGAAGATACTTATATAGTTGAAGATGAATTAGAACCTGAGGAAACAGAAGTTGATGTAACAGAATTTTTAAAAGGTATTAACGATAATAACAATAAAATTCTAACTACACTTGAGGCTCAAACAGAAGCTCTTGAAAAAACATTAGGTTCTTTGACTGATGTGGTTGAGACATTGTCTGAACGTCTTGAGACTATGGAAAAATCATTAGATGTTGAGGGGCATTCTGTTGGAGAAGCGATTGAAGTATTGATGAAATCCCGGAATGGAATAAGCTTTACGGACATTGATAAATTTAAATTAGCAACGCAGGATAAAGGTAATGGGAAATTCGAGTTTAGTGAATTACATAATTTACTTGAAAAAGCGGTGAATGCTAATAAGATTACTTTATCAGAACAGGCTCGAGCCGAGAATGCGTTCCGTTTACGGGATAATGAGACATTAAATGGCATTCTTGCTAAATGTGATAACTAAGGAGGAAATATAATATGAATATTCTTGCAGGAAAAGAGTATGATGGTGTCCTTGAAATTGCTAAATCATTACTTGCTGATGGCAGGATTGTAGTTGATCCTGATCGGGGGTTACAAAAATCGTTGGACATCCAAAAGGCTTTAGACGCCACTACAACTACAAGCATGACTGATTTATCATTATTAACTGGTGGTCGTGCTATTACAATTGAAAACATTGATGCTGATTTAAAATCAACGGTTGCTGAGCAAAAGCAATTGAAGCTGTGGAATTTATTCAAACATAGCCCGATATATGCAGTGCTTGACCAGTATATGGTTTTGAGTGACCAAGGTGAGACGGGGGGACGTCATTCACATGGAGTATTTACTTCTGAATCAGCATTTCCTACTTCTAAGAATGTAACACTTCAAAGAAGGGTAGATACCACAAAATTCTTACGTGATATGAGGGATTTGACTCATGTGCTTGATGTTTCCAAGACAATGGCTGATAGTCATACAATTTTGAATAAAGCCGGTGCAATGACTGTATTAAATGCCAGCGAAAAGGCAACTATTCATGGAAATAGCAATGCAATTCCTTATGAATTTGATGGTTTAATCAAAAAAATATTGGATGCTAAAGCTGCTGGATATGATGTTGTAATTGATTGCCGTAAGACTGGTTCTGCCAGTGGTTCTAAAGGTTCACAAATTACTGAGGCACAACTTGATGAAGCTGCAAATAAAATTATGCAAGGTTTAGGGGCAGCAACTCATTTGATTATGCCTAATGTAGTGAAACAGGATTTAAATGAGATATTACCGGTTAGCCGGCGTGTCAATATGGGTGGTTCTCCAGCATTAAATATGAAAGAACTGATGCTGGGATTACCAGCGGTTGGTTTTATGAGTGATTTTGCCTATAATGGTTGGGGTGATGGGACTGTGCCGCATTTCAAATTTGTACCGCATATTGATAAGTATTTTATCTCCGGTGAATCACCCAAAGCAAAAGCTCCTTCAATAGCAGTTGGTACTGCTCCGACTGCTCCGACTGGTGTGGTATTAGAACTCGTAAGTGATACTGCTACAGAATTTGGTGTAGGTGATTTGGGTGATTACTTCTATAAAGTTAGTGCGATTAATGGTGATGGGGAATCGGCGGCTACAGCTCCTGCTGGTGGTGCTATTACAGTAACATCTGGTAAAAAAGTTAAATTGACTATTACCGGTAATGATAGCAAAATTACTGGTTATTCTATATATCGGAGTGCTTTAGGGGCTTCAGATAATTCTGATTGTCGTTGGATTGCTGATATACCAGCAACAACAGGAGTTGGGGATACAATTACTTATGATTTAAATAGTATTTTACCGGGGACTTCATTTGCAATTTTGGTAACTAATGCTCCTGAGTTTGATGCTATTGATTATCGGCAATTGCTACCATTTGTGCGTATTCCATTACCATTTGGTTTAAATAACATCGTTGGATATCCTTATCTCTATATGCTTTATCATTATTTGCGTATTTCTAAAATGGGTAATGACCAGACTGGTTTTGGTTATCATGTATTGTTAAAGAATATTCGTTATTCTAAATCAACTTTCTAACTATTTAGGTAACTGGGGGCAGCAAACGGGCGGTTCAGGTTGCCCCCAGTATACCTATAGGAGAAAATTATGATAATGATTGAAGTAGAAGCTCCAAAATGCAAAGATGGGAAATTAAGAAACTATAAATCTGTCGTTGCAGGTGAAGTAATTGAATGGAAAGATGGTATTGCGGAAGTTACTGAATCGGTTTGGGAAGAATTAAAATCTCTTGGAGGCTTCAAAAAGATTGGAGCTAAGGGAAATATTGAAAATATTGATACTAATAATGAAGCTGGCAAAACCGAATCAGAAATAAATATACCAACTTTAACGAATTCAGTAAGCGAAATTAGAGCGTTTGCTAATAATCATAATATTCCATTAGGTAAAGCTCAAACTAAGGAAAAAATGCTGGCAATAATCAAAAAATATTATTCTGAATGAAATAATGAGCGATGAAAACAATCAAAATAGGTGTTACCAATAGAATATATCTTAATACTGTAGAATCTGTAGATGCCGTTAAAATTTCAATTACAGATTATGCTGGTAATTATGTCAAACTGAGTAATAATATTGAAATTAATGATTTAGATTGTCTTTTAGATGAAACAAATGGTAGATTTTATTATGATGTAATGGTTTCAGAGGATACAAAATCTGATTACTATTATATATTCTGGACAGCATATTATTCTGGTTTAAATGTAGCACTTGAAGATGAATATTCGCCAGAAGATTTATTAATTGAAAAAAGAGTTGAGATTGATAATTTACTGGTATCACCTTCTTATATACTTGACCATTATCTTCGTGGGATTGATATTAGCATTATTCAAGCAACATATCAAAAGTCTTATCGTGATGCAATCAGAGATGAAATTAAAGCAGCTACAGAACAGTTAGAAAAGATAGCTGAAATATATTTTCAAAAACATCTTATAGAAGATGAGCGTCATGATTATGATATGACTCCTATATATGAAAAATATTGGACTAATACATTATATCATAGTCCGGTAATATCGGTAGTAAAGGCACGACTTAAATTGAATAAAATTGATGTTATTAAGGAGATACCGCCGGATTGGGTGCAAATTGGCAATGCTATGGAAGGTGTAATTAAAGTTATGCCTTATTCTGGTGGATATAATGGCTTGATGTTTGTTTATACTGTTGGAATTGGCATTGCGGTATTATTAGCAGGTTCAAGTTATATACCGGATTTTTTTTCTTATGATTATTATGCTGGTTTAGATTGGGATAATATTGATTCTAATGAGAAAACTGATATTCGTAATGCTATTGGTAGGCGGGTTGCTTTGAATATGTTACCCAATCTTGATGTTCATCGTGGATTAAGTTCTGAGTCTAAATCAGTTGATGGTGTAAGTAAATCTGTGAGTTATACTTCCAGTGCAATCTATGGTGAACACAGTGCTGCAATTGAAGCATATCAAAAGCAAGAAGCGGCATGGATACAAAATTTTAAAAAGAAATATTTAACAAGATTAAAAGTAGGATAGGAGATAATTATGAGTAATCAAGAAAAACTTAACAAAATGTGTCCGGTCTTTAGTGAGCAAGGGATTGCTTTTGGAGACCGATTGGATGCAATCATTACATTATTGAATGATATTAAGGCTAATTTTGATAAAGCCAAAAAAATGTTGACAAATATTTGTCTTTCATCTGGTGGTTTGACATTGAGTGGTACTACAAAAGACCAACTTAAAACAGTTGCAACGGTAAATTATACAATTAATGGGAAAATATATTCAAAAACAGCAGCGGACCCATTAGGCGCATGGACAGCAGGACATACGGGATTAGGAAATAGTCAAGAAGCCTATTATTTGGTATGTTTGGATTCTTCTGGTGCATTAACAACTGTTGAAGGTGAAATTGTCGCTGCTGGTAGTGGGTGTGTATTACCTAAGGTGCCTGCTGATAAATGTGCTATTGGCGCAGTAAAAGTTGTTACCAATGCATCAGGAGTTTTTGTACCTGATACAACTGAATTAGATAATGCTAATATTACAGTTACTTATGAAAATTTAGCTGTGGTACATTCTGGAGAGGATTTTATTGATTTGGCAGCTGATGTAATTCAATCATTGGATTAATAATGATTAGTATTGATTACATTATTGACAAAAAACTTGATAATATCATTTATGCCTTAGAGGTATTTGGATATGGTGTATTGCCGAATACTGCACAAGCGGTAGAACGTTCGGCGGATGCGATGGTGGGAATATGGTCGAATATTGCCCGGGGTGTTTTTAAGCATGCGACTGGTAGATATATACACGGAATTGAAAAAGGCAAAATATATCCTTACAATAATGATAAATTTCAAGCGGCAGTAATTAATACGGTACCTTATGCTAAATATCTTGAAAATGGGACGCGGGCTTATGATTTGAAAAATATGCTGAATACATCTTCTAAAGTACGTGTTGCGAAAGATGGTAAGCGATATTTGATTATTCCTTTTAGACATGGGGTACCAGGTTCAGTAGAATTTCAACCAATGAGAGAAGAAATTCACAAATTAGCGCAAAGATTGTCAATAAGTCAGAGAGTTACTAAATGGGCCGAACCAAGTCAGCAAGGGGCAAAATCCTATAAAGAAGCACAAATGTTTTTAGCTCATGGACATCCAGAAGGTAAAACAGTTGAACGTTATGGCTATAAATGGGGTGAGCGTTTAACAAAGCAAATGTTAATAGCAAATAATTTGGTTAATATGGATAAAAAATCTCATTGGAAATCAAGTAAATATGAGGGTATGGTTCGTTTCCCACGTGATGAAGGCACGCCAGGGAGTAAATATATGACTTTTAGAGTCATGAAAGAGGATAAATCGGGTTGGATTAAACCGGCAACTCCAGCATTGCATATTGCAGAGAGAGCTGCAAAAACAGGAAAATTTGCAATACAGCGGATTATTCAACAGGGATTTGAAGAGGATATCAAAGTATTTATTAAGATGTATTTATGATTAATTTAAATCTACGATTAGATACAGTACCAGAAGAATTACTTGATGATTTTAGTATAGTGGCTAAATACTATGCTGGTCGAATATGTAGTTGTGTAGCTTCAAATCATGGTTCTTATGATCCTAAATGTGGATGTATAGGGGGATTTAGATATCAGCAACCAGTTGAATATCGCTTACTTCGGACATCAATTCGATATGATAAAATCACAGAAAAGGCGGGTCAAATATTACAGGGTGGTTGTTTATTAACAATACCAAAATTTGTAGATAAAAATAATGCTCAAATAACTGGTAGAGTTAATTTAAGTAATGGTTTGGATTTGAGTAATGAATATAAATTGAAAATTGGTATTAATAATGATGCTGCGATAGAAATTAATTGCAAAAATGACGCTTTAGATGAACATAATGTACAAATTCAGACCATTATTGAGAATATAAATAAAGCATTAGGAGAGGGTATAGCTTACGAAACTGATAATAAAGGTGATATTGGTTGTGGATATATAACAATTCGGTCATTGATTGTCGGAGAACAATCAAAAGTGAAAATATTAAAACCTTCTGATAGTGATGCTACCAGTAAGATATTAGGATTAAGTGCATATAGTTATCCTTATATTTATACCTGGCGAAATAGTGGAATAATTTATTATCCGGTTTATCATTCATTATCTATTGGTGATGTATTTGTAATGAAAAATCGGTATTTTCGTGATTCGGCAATATGTCAGAAGGGGATTAATGATATAATTAGGGCATTCGATATTAGAAGTGTTGAAATAGTATCAAAAGGGGATATAATTTATAAAAGAAATGTTGATTATATAGTTAATGGTAATGTAATTACTTGGTTAAATAGTGGGAATATGCCTGAAAATGGTGAATTTTATAGTGTAGAGCATTTATTGCCATTACAATATATTGTATTTAATGATATGGGGGCGGACCGTGGCGCGGATGAAGACCAACCTGCCAAAAAGGTAATGGCAGCATTAAGGAATTATATCAATGCACAAAGTTTAATAATAGATAATTTAAAGGAATAAAAGGAATAAATATATGGCTGATACTAAACGAACATTAACAGAATTGTTAGCTTTATTGGCTGATAATAACACAGGAGATATATCGGCTCAGGATTTAAGGGATTTTCTGGTAAGTGTATATAATGATATTGGTTATGGTACTGAAAATGCATCTACGGCGGCAGAATTGAAGGATGCAGTTAATAAATCTCATGATAATTTCGTAGCGGGCAAGCCTGGCTATTATGGCGATGGTACTGATGATTATCTGACCGTCACTAACGATTCCAAAATGGCTATGG